CTGGTTCTGGTGGTAATGTAGTTCCATTGAACAATAATAACAGCACTGGTAAGAACATTGAGGACATCATGTACTTCCAGGATAAGATGATATATTCAACCGGTACGCCGAAGATTCTGATTGGTAAAGAAGTTGACACTAACTCAAAATCAACTTCAGACAATCAGATGATTGGCTTCCTGAGAAGGATTCGTCGTATTCAATACATAATCACCCCACCCCTGAAGCAGCTTTATCAGAATATGCTGGCAATTGAAGGTGTTCAAATTGGCCTTGATGAACTTAATGTAAACTGGCCTCTCAGCATGACGGTTGATGAAGAAAGAAAAATGGCAACCGAAAAGATCAAAGCCGAAATCGCCAAGATTCTTAAAATCGAAGTTGGTTGTATTGATGATGAATTCATTTACACCAAGATTCTTGGTATGAGTGATATTGAAGCTGCTGATATGAAATCAAGAGTCGATGCAATGAAAGAAGAAGAATTTCAGAAGCAACAGGCTCTTATGGCAGCACAGGCTGCAAACAACGCCGATTCTGAAGATGATTCTGAAGATGAAACAGAAAGCACCAAACCAAATAAAGAAGAAATGTTGAAAGTTATAAAATCGAAACTTACAACAGATCAATTTAAAGAATGGCAGAAGATGCAGAAGATCATCAAAAATCATCCTGTTCTGGCCGATTGTGTTGTCAATCTGATTCAGCTTCTACAAGCACAGGCTGGTAACTAATATGCCAGATTTGATTGATCATCTTTTTGAAAAGTTTTCAAAAAGCATTATGAAGAAAAATAAAGGGGTGGCAACCACCCCTAATAATTCTTCTAGTTTGAAAAATCAAATCATTTCATCTTTCATATTAACAAAAAATAATTATTCAAGAGAACTAAAAAATAACCTCTCTGGTTTAATTAATGGCAAAATTTCCAAAGATGAATATTTGGTTTTACAAAGATCAGCAATCAAGACAGCATATGAGAATTCATACCTCGCTGGCAAAACATATAGCCAGACCACGGAAATGACCCTTGGTGATGATGAAAGACGTTCTTTGGCATATCAGACCACCCAAGAGATGTCATTCATGACAAAATTTGCTGATGCTGTGATCAACCAAGGCGGCAAAATGAATTATTTTAAACGCCTTCAGATGTATGTTGATGGCCTTAATGCCGTATTTATGGCTGGTCGTGTTGCATACTTGCCTGAACAGGTTGAAATCATCTGGCAACTTGGAGAAACTGACAAACATTGTGTAGATTGTTTATCATTTGCAGCCAATAGTCCATACAGCAAGAAAACCTTACCAACCCTTCCGAGAGCAGGAAATAGCAGATGTCTTTCCAACTGCCGTTGCCGCTTGAATTACCGGTTTATTGGCTCAGATGATAAACATATCAATTTCGTTCTTGAAAATTATGTCGCCAATGGGAATATACCTTCTGAAAATGCTGTTGAAAATCTTTCGGCTCTCCGTGATGGGTTTTATTACTGGCGTGGTTTGTCCGAAATTGATCAAGAAAAATCATCGGTAGATATGGCCAATGAATATCGTCAGCAATATGTTGAATATATTCAGAATCAAAAACTGGCTGTTAAAAAAGATTTACCTGTTTCAAAATACTTGGCCGAAATTCGTAAATTTAACAAAGGCTTCATGTTCACAAGAATTCCTGATTTTGAAATAAATGAAGTTGTTTGTGTTTACTTTGGAATTCATCAATATTACTTGTCAATTCGCAATATTACCGGAAATGTCATTACCGGAAAAAGCATTTATGGCGAAGATATGACATTTGATATGACAGAAACAATTGTATTTAGATTGAATAAGCGGGTGTCGTGATGGATATAACTAAAGCATTGCAAGCACATGGCTTTAATAAAAAACAAATTGATGAGTTTATGTTTTATTATGACATCGCAGTTAAAATGCAAATTCCATATCCATTATATTATGCATTTGTGAATATCGTTTCTTGACAAGTAAAAAACAAAATATTATTATGCTTAATAGGAGTTTAACTATGCGTAAAGAAATACATGAAATTCAATGGCTGGATTGTAAAGTTGAATCTATCGCTTCCGAAGGGAAGGGCAAGATGCAATATATCATTTCTGGCCCCTTTATGAAAGCGGATGTGCCCAATCGCAATAAGCATGTTTATAAACGCGATGAAGCTAATAAGGCCATTGCTAAACTAAGACCAATGGTACAAGAGCGTAGAATACGAATGTTGGTTGATCATCCTGACTTTTTTAGTTCTGGCGCAAGTCTTGTAAGAGCGGGTGCCCTTCTTATGGACATTACTGATGTTCAGGATGACGGCTATGCTTACTACAAGGCAAAAATTCTCAATACTGCGGTTGGTAAAGACCTTAAAGCCCTTCTTGATGGGGGTTCGAAAATTGGGGTTTCGACTCGCGGTATGGCAAATGTCAAATCAGAAGAAATTGTCGGTTATGAAGGCAAATTTGATGTCATTTATGACTGGGAACTTTCTTCTATTGATTTCGTCGATGACCCGGCTGTGTTAGATACCGAAGCGTACATGCACTTAGAATCCAAAAAAAGGAGTTCCGTAATGTTTAAAACCGTCGAAGAAATGAAAGCGGCTTGCCCTGAACTTGTTCAGAAGCTTGTCGATTCAACGATCGCCGACGTGAAACAGGAATACGATGTCAAACTCCAGGAAGCTGAAAAGAAGGTTCAGGAAACTGCACAGGAACTTTCTGCTAAAGCAACCGAACTGGAAACAGTTGTTGAAGGCATCAAAAAAGTATTTCCCGACAAATTCACTGTGATTGAAGAATCAAAGCTTGTTGAAGAAAAAGCACAGCAGCTTTCTGAAACCGAAAAGGCACTTCAGGATGCTAAAGCTGAAGCTGATAAACTTCGCAGCCAGATCAAGGAAATTGAAGATGCTCATACCAAAGCAGAACGTGATGCTTATGTTGATCATCTGAAAGCCACAGACGCAGAATTTTTCGCACTGGAATCATTCAAAAATTGTTTTGAAAATTGTCTTACCAAAGACGAAGTAAAGACTGTTTATGAAGCCAATGCTGCTATCGTAGCCGAAATGAAAGCCAAGGTAGCAACCCCCGCCCCGGCCAAAACTCAGCAAACAGGTGAAAGCGCAGAACCCAAGAAAACTGGTCTGACCGATGATCAGAAGAAGGACTTTGAAGCTCGTAACCTTCAGCGCAGACGCAATGGCCTTGACCCGTGGACTGAAGCCAAATATCTTGAAAAGTTTGGCAGCAAATAACGAAAGGAAAATGACTTATGAAAGCTTCGTTTATTGAACGAAATCAGCAACTGTTGGACAAATACGGTCATCTTCTCGATGGTGCCAAACATTTCACCAACAACACTCGTCTTAACGAGTTGGAAGAAAACAAAATGGCCCTCCTGCTCGACAACGCGGTCAAATCGACCTGTGTTGAAATGGGCATCGACTATAACCAGTTTGATCTCAAACAGGTTGAAGAAACCAACCAGACCTCTACCGGCTCTATCGCCTACATGATCAAGACCAAAATGGCCATGATCGGTCAGGTGTACCCGAACATGATGAGTCGCGAACTGGTTTCTCTCCAGCCGATTCCTCAGCCAACTTACAAAATCTTCTTCAACGATTTCAAACGTGAAGATGCTACTTCTCTGGCTGCAAACATTCATGCCAATCGCAACTACGCCAACAACGTAGAATATGACCCCCATTCACCGACTGCTGTTAAGACAATCAGCTTCGAAATCACTTCACAGGACGTCAGCGCAACAACCAAAAAGTTGAAGGGCAACGTAACTATCGAAGTTGAACAGGATTTGATGGCTTATCATGGCATGGCCGCTATGAGCCTTATCACCGGCACTATGGGCGCTGAACTTACCCGTGAATGGGATAGAACCATCATCGCCGACCTGTTTGCTGGTGCTACCGGTGGTATCGCATACTTCAACCAGACTGCTCCGTCAGGCATTTCTTACACCGACCGCAAGGTTTGGATGGAAACCCTGTTTGAAAAGTTTGTTGATGTCGATACCCAGATTTTCAAGAAACGCTATCGCAAGACCAACTATATCGTTGTTCCTGCTGACCAGGCTGGTTTCATCGAAAAGATGGAAGGTTTCGTACCGGATTCTGTTTCTGTTGAACAGAAAACCATCAAAACCGGTGGCCGTTACTATGCTGGTAATCTGAAAAACAGATGGCGTGTTTATGTTGACCCCTTCATCGAAGGCGAAATCCTTCTGGGTTACAACAACTCAGCCGACTGGACTGAAACCTCGTATGTATTCTCTCCATACGAAATGGCATACCTCAGCCCCGAAGTAACCAATCCGAACACCTTCGTCAAAACCAGAGCGGTCATGTCACGCGCTGCCCGTAAGCTGGTCATTGGTGATCTGCTCGGTAAGGTTGTTATCACCAACTCATAATCTGAGTTGAACTAAGACCTCAAAGGGGGGGGGGTGGAAACACCCACCCCCTTTCCATCTACAATGAAAATAAAATACACAGGACTTCAAGAGACTATTTTTGTCAACATCATTGTTGAGTCTGTAGAATATAAGCGGCATTTTGTCAGAAATGAGTGGACTAATATTCATGATGATAAGATTGCCAAGGCTCTATTAAAGAGTAAATTTTTCATTTCCGAGGATAATCTAAAGTTTGATAATTGTGATAAACAACAACCAATTCTGCTTCAACGTAATTATGCCCTTGGTGATCTGATTATGTTGATTCCAGTGGTTAAGTATATGAAACGGACATCTGGTATGCGATTTTCATTAATAACCAGCCCCTGTTTTGTTGAGATTATGAAGTGGTTTGGTATTTTTGACGAAGTATATTCTAATATGCCAAAGCGCGGCTATAAAAACTATCTCATTTTGGATGGAGTTCTTGAAAGCGACCATAGCTTGACAAACCATACTAGACAGATGCATCGTATTAAAATATATGAGGAATTTTTTAAAGTCACTGTGGATTATTATGACTTCACACCGGAGAGAAACAATGGCTGATCTTTATATCAATGTTAGTCCAGCTACACATATATTGCCAAATGGTGATATGAATTTTACACCGGTTGTTGTTCAGCCAAATGAAATTTTTGATCGAAGGCAGACAAATTTGGATGTTGATAAATATTCATCATTTAGAAAGTTCAATATTAAAGAAATATATGGACATGAAAATTTAACATTGGTTAGGGAATTTGCCCTTGGTGATCTGATTATGTTGATTCCTGTGGCTAGGAACTTTAAAAGGCAGAAGAATATCAAAAATCTTTTCATTGCCACATCTGAGAGGTTTATTAAGCCTTTAAAAACACTATTTCCAGATTTGGAATTCTTAAAACTGTCGGCATGTGATAACAAGAAACATGGCCTGAAGATTCATCTGAATGGTATTCTGGAATGTGATCATAGTTTGAATAACGAACAAAGAAATCTTCATCGGATGGATATCTATGCTAATTTTCTTGATACTAAAATTGACAAGCTTGATTGGAGTAGTCAAATGCAGACCAAGGGTAAATTATTTGTGAACCCAAAGGAAAATACCATTGCTTTGCAAATCCGTGGCTCTGGTTACATGAAAACCCTGCCATATGAATTTGTTCAAAGGATGGCAACGTCAATTGCAGCAAAGGGCTTTAAAGTGCTTTTAATTGACCAAGATGCTTCGAAAGGATTTGAAGATCATAATATAATAAACGCTTGTGGTAAGATGACAGTTATAGATATAATTGAAAATCTGAAACATTGTAAATGTGTTTTGACAATGGATAGTGGTGTTTTATGGCTGGCTCATGTTGCGGCCTGCCCTGTGATAACATTCCTTGGTTCAACTAGAGAACATGAACGAATGACATTACATCCACTATATCCAGAAAAAGCAAGAACTATTGATCTTGCTACTCATATAGGTTGTACTCCCTGCTTTGAAACTAGAGCAAGGTGTAAAGGAACAATAGATTGTATGAACAAGTTCAATCATGATACAATATTGAATGAGGTTCACCGCAATCTCGATATTATTTTGAAAGGTGTTTAACAATGGCCAGAAAAAGCAAACGTGGTTCTTATAATCAAGAATCTGAAAACAAAATCGAAGATGTCGTTATTGAACAGGAAGCAATCATTCCTGAAGCTGAAGTGACCGAAGAAATGAAACAGGAAGAACCCATCAACACACCAGAAACCGCAGTTGATGTGGTTGAAGAAGCTCCTGAGCGTGACAAAGAAGCCACAATTCGCAGAATCAAAGACAATGCGCTGCGCTTTGGTAAAGAATACTTTGAAAAGGCCAAGACCAATGGCTGTGACTATTCACATTTTGGTGACTGGCAGAAGCAGTATGCTGAAATGATTCATCGCCTTGTCAATCTCAAAGACAGAAATGTTCTTGATATTGGTGGCGCTTTTGGTTCGCAGTCGTACGCTTTTTCAAAACATGGAACAAAGAAAGTGGTATGCACAGACATTTCAAAACATGCCATTGACTCAAAGATGTTTCCTGGTGTTGAATATTTGGTACTGCCGATACAGCACATGAAAAGCATCGGTGATGGTGCTTATGATTTCATTCACATTTCACATGTCATGGAGCACGTTGATGCCATTGATCATGAAAGGTGTGTCAAAGAAATCGCCAGAATCCTTTCATCCAAAGGTGTGTGTATGATTCTGGGCAATTACAAAGAAACAGAAACACTGAAAGAATACTTCCAGAAATATATGGAATGTGAGTTCGTTGAAGTCAGTGAAGCTCAGGATAAACCATTTGGGTTCTTCAAGAACTACAAATGGAACTACCTGATTGTTGTCAGAAAATAATAGGAGTTTATCATGGACTTAAATACCTTGACTAACAAAATGGCTACGATTTATGGCGTTGATATCAGCGAAGCAACCGCTGCTGCTATCATTGATCAGTGTGTGAAAAAGATTTCAGAAGAATACCCAAAGGTTCTTCGGTCATATATCGAAACCATTGCTGGTGAGGAAAGGTATGAAATCGAAGAAGAAGGGTTGATCAAGGTCAGCACCGTGTTCTATACACGCCAAAATATGATGGACACAGAACCCTATGAAAGCCTTGTCAGCCCTTCTTTGCCGGTTTCTCTTAGTTCACAGATGACGACTATTTGTGAAAATGAATTGGCAAATCAGATAAATCCGGTTGATGCAGAAATTGTTGACTATAATGCATTTGATCTGATTCCTGCACCACTTATTGATGGTGTAAAAGTTTACTTTCAGTATTACGCTTACAGAACACTGGCAGAAATTCCTGAAATCTTTGAAGATGTAATTGTGCAACTGTTTTTCTATTATGATCGTGAAAATGCATTTCACAGAAATATGAAAGCAAATAATGGTAATAGCTTTGCATTTGACCGGCGTGGGAACATTCAGGCACAGGCTGGTGCTGAAAGCTCTGAAGTGAGTGCGCGTGAGAAAGAATTTGATAACATTCTGAAATCCATCAGAAGCATAGTAATGAAAATGCGGCGGTAGATATATGATTCCAGATTCAGCCCTTGAGCAAATGGCAAATGAAATTATTTTGTATGGTGAAGAATTCATTAAAAATAAAGTTCAAAGTGAAGATGTGCTGAATGAAGCAATTGCTGTAGTTAGAGAAGCTGTCAAATCTGAACTAGCTGCACATGGTTATGATATGACTGCTAAGTTTAATTTGGCATTGGTATCAAAAAGTATCGTTATTACAGAAATGCATGGCGATATTCTTGAATTTATATTTGTTCATGACTTTAAAGATGAAACTATAACAAAGACATGGGAAAATAAAGATAGTAGTGGTGAGTCATCTATTCAAAGTTCTGAACTTGCAGAAATCATAAATGATGGTCGTGGTGCTTTCACAATTGAGGGTGGTGCTAACACTAAGCATGGGTTTTTGGCGATACCGCCTGCTGGTGAAGAATATGACCCAAATAATAAAAACAATACCATTGTTAAAAAAATTAAAATGCCAGCCAAAGAAGGTGTGTATTACATAGAACGTGCAAAAGATGCACTTGAAGTTTGGGTTTATAAAAAGCATGATCAGCTTGTTAAGGAATTTAAAGCAGGGATTGAAAATTTAGTTAGAAGGAACACTGAAACATGACAACACCTTCAAAAAAAGAAATGATTCTTGATCGCATTGAGTCAAGAATTCGTGCCATTCAGACAACAAATATTGCGTATAACGACGTTAATTACAACAACGACGTTGGTTATGTTGATAGACAGTTCATAAACATAACTGAAAAGGACATTGCACAGCATGGTACCAACTGGGTTATTCTTAATGAAATTCAGGAGAAATGGCAGGCTTTAATTGGAGGCCAGTTTGAAAATAAGATTCAATTACAAATCATAGGGTTTGTACAGGTTTTACAAGCTGGTGAAAATCTAGGTACACTCATAAATTCCTTGCAAAAAGACATCATGCTTGCTATGCTTAAAGACGTAGAACTAGATAGATTGTGCAGCTATCTGGTTCCGGTATCTACACGCTTGGTTGATAATATGATCTCTCCATATGGTGGCTTTGTAATGTATTTCGACATCACTTATGTCACTCAGGGTTTTGAAATTTAATAAGGAGTTAACGATATGCGTGCAAGTGGTGCAAAAACCTCTGTAAAGTTCGCGCAGGAAAAGGTCTGGAAGCAGGCTATTGACCCCGCCGATCTTGGTATTGTGCATGGTATGAATATCCGCAGCATCAATCTGGGTGGTAACAAAAACCAGTTCCAGTCTGAAACCATTAACCAGTTTCGTGCTGTAGTTGGTCTTGGTGATGGTAACAAAGCCGTTGAAGGTAACATCGTAACAGACTTTCTGCCAGAAGGCATGGAAGTTCTGCTCAGACACCTGCTCGGCAAAGGTACCGTTGTCACCACCGGTTCTGGCCCATATACCCATGTTCTCAAGGGTGAGGCTGACACTATGCAGGGTCTGATGATTCAGAAAGCCTTCACCAGTGTTGATGAATACTTTGTTTACCGTGGCTGTCGTATCAACAGCATGGCAATCAACGTAATTCAGGAAGGCTTTCATGATGTAACATGGGATATCATCGGCGCAACTGAAGAAATTTTCGCAACCGACCAGTTTGCTGGCGAAACCGCGATTTATCCGACCAAATCAGGATTTACTGGTTATCAGGCTAAGGTGCAGACAGACCTTTCTGGTTCATGGGTCGATCTTGGTAATGTTGTTTCTGGCAACCTGAATATCGCGAACAATGTTGAAACCGACGGTTATGTACTCGGCTCTTCTGAACGTGCTGCCGCTGAACATGGTACTCGTGAATGTACTGGTGGTTGGACAATGTTCTTTGAAGATACGACACTTTATGCACTATATCAGAGTGGTGTTGAGTGTGGTATTCGTTGGATTTTCGACAATGGTGCTGAATCCATTACCTTTGAATTCCCGAAGGTTAAAATGGGCGGCGACTCTCCTGCAATCGAATCTGCTGCTGGTGTAAACCTCAATCTGACCTTCCAGGCCAGACTCGATACCGTTAGTGGAACTGACGTTAAGGTTACAATCGTAAACAGCACTTCTGCAATCGAAGAAGAACCTGCCTAAATAAGTCTATAAAAAGACTTGTTAAAGTATAGGGTCTTGTGCTACTATCAAACGTGGCACTTGTGCCCTATACTTTATCTATTTTAGGAGAGTTTACATGAACATTAAGGATTTGAAAGCCAAAGAAGTCAAGTCAGCAATGGTTACTTATGATGAAGATTTCAAAGTAAAATTCAATTTGAACTACATCGAAAAATCAGAAATGACAAGGCTTAATGGTCAGTTCACAAGAACCAAATTCAACCCGAAAAGCCACAGCAAAGAAGAAGAACTTGACATTGAAGGACTTCGCAAACGCATTTGTGAAATCGGTGTAAGTGGTTGGTCTGGTGTTACCCCTCGTTGGCTGGCCACTGTGATGCCAATTGATGCCGATGGCATTGGCAACATGGATGAAGAAATCCCATTTAGTCAGGAAAATCTGACTGACCTTTGTGAATCAATTTATGGTCTTGACGGCTGGATTTTTGAAAATGTTCGCGCCGGTGAACACTTCAACAAAATCCAGGCACACAAGGATAATCAAATAAAAAACTAAGAGAATTCGCGGATTGGATTTTCCGCGAAAACTCTGCTGATTGTGATGCCTGTGCGAATCACTATCAGAAGATCAAGAAGTGTGAACCGCCATGTGTTACCGAAGGTGAATGTAAGTTTGGAAAACCTGAGTTGTGGTTATCAAATGCCTTTGCTTGGGAGCTGTTTCAAAAGTGCTCAACACAGGTTATCGTGGCGGGGATGGGTGAAGTGCTCGGTATCAAGTTTGAAGCGATTGAATTCCTTTTAAACTTATACGGTATTGATGATTTGGAAGAACGAAGATTTCTCTTTGAAAAAATCCAGATTATTGATATAATAAGGATGAAGAACTCAAGGAAGTCAAGTGGTACAATAGGTGGCCCAAAACCACCACCAGCACGCAAAAGATAACATGGGCGGCACTTATACAAACGTGTAGGTGCCGCTTATTCTTTGGAGAATACAATTATGGCCGGGTTTAACTTAAAAGATTTTAGAGATATTTTGCTTGAAACCGCCAAGGCGATTCGGGATATGAAGGGCGATCAGGCCGATTTAGCCAAAGTAACAGACGATCTTAACAAAAAGTTTGCTGAATTAAATAAGCAAAATGAAACTGCTATTAGTTTAGCAGAACAAAGACAAGCTAGTACCAAAAAACTTGTCGAAAACATTAAAGACGGCAATACTGAACTAAACAACCAAACAAAGCGTGCTGATGAAGCTGAAAAGGCCATTTCTAAACTAACTAAAAGCAATGCTGCTCTTAAATCAAAGCTACAAGAAGCTAACAAAGACCTAAAACAACAGAGCCAAGAATTATCTGCGTCTTTCAAAGCGACCACGAAAGACATGGCCGCGATGTTGCGAGAAGCCTTTATGGGTGGTAGTGGTAAAGGCAAAAATAAAGACAGCATCAAGAATTTTTTCACATCACAATTTTCTGGTTTAGCTACCGCCATCACATCAGAGTTAAAGAACCTCAAGCTGAATACAGTCAGTATCGGTTTGGATATTGGCGAAAGTCTACAAAAGGGGCTGTCTGCTGGTGTGAAAGGCGGTGCTTCAAAAAAAGGTCTTGGTATTGGCGATCTTGTACAAACAGCAATAACACAAGAATTCAAAAATATTGAAAGCCGCGTTCAGAGCGAAGTTAAGAAGATTGCCACAAACATTGGTTTGAAATCAACCGAAGGTATCACAGCGGCTATGAAAGAAATTTCCAAAGGCCGCAAAGAAACTAAAGATTTGCAATCGTTTGATATCTTTCAAAGATGGGGTTCGCCAGAAAACAAGTCAAATTATAAAAATGCGTTTAAAGACGAACTGCGCGATTTGCAGCGACATCAGGCCGATATACAAAAAATGACTTCTGCCCACGGTGAGAAGCTGACAAGAGAGCAAAGATATCAGGTTGAAAAAATCAACGGTATGGTGGAGCGTGCTAAAAAGCTGGCTAAATCTGGCATGGCAGGTGGAGCCGAAACCGCAGGAAATAATTTGAGTTCCATAAAAGAACTCACCAGTGTTGCTGAGATGATGAAACAGAATCAGCGACTATCGTTGTCATTGAGCAAAGAAGCTGCTATTGCTGAAAGAAAATTAGAATCTGATAGGATGACCGCTGCTTTAAATGCAGATAAGGTTGATGAAATGCTTATGCAGCAAAGAATTCATCGACAACAAAAACTTACAAAAATGATTTCGTCTGATGTTAAAACACAACAATCAGAAATAAATAAATTGACAACTGGATTTGCTGATGGCAAGGCCACTAGCAGGCTTGGCAAACAGGCATCTGGCATGGTTGTTAAGACCGACGATGAAGCCAAGGTTCTGAAGTCAATAATATTTATTACTGAGAGAATGAAAGAGCTTAAAAATAATGAAGCTCTGAATGTTAAAGAGCGAGCACGGCTTGCAAAATCATATGTTGATCAATTCCAACAACAGACCGCAAGATTGGTTAATTTAATCAATGAGAGAGTTGCTGCTGAAAAGGAAGCCGCCAAGAAACAGGCAGAAATCGCTGATGGTCAAATAAAGCAACAGCGGGACAAACAACAGTTTGAAGCAGATCAATTGAAAAAGATTAATGACGCATTAAAAGACAATCGGAGAGATTTTGAAAAAGCCGAAAGCGATAAGCTCAAAGCTCGACAAGAATTTTCTGAATATCATCTAAAAGCTGAACGTGAACTTCAAGAAGAATTGAGACGACTCACTGGTCGTTTCACAGAAAAAGAAAAATACACAAAATCGAAGAAATATCTTGAAGTGTCTATGAATGATCAGGTTAAGGCCGAAGTAGAACAGGCCAAGAAGATAGAAATCATTATGAAGGCATATGAACGTGCAAGAAGCCGCAGTACTCGTGGTAATGACATGGATTCATATTATCAAAAGAGTGCTGATGCACTTCTGGCATATGCACAGAAGGAAAAGACAGCACTTCAGGAAATGATTTATGGTCGTTTGAACGCCACCAAAAAATTAATGGAAGAAGAAAGAAAAGCTGCAAAGAGCAAAGAGCAGGATTCAATTAGACGCACTGCTGATGAAAAGAAGCGTTTGAAAGAATTAAGTGAAGCTGATAGTAAAAAGATCAAAGACCAGCAAATGGCTGAAAAATCAGCCTCAGATATGGCAAAAAGAGTTCAAAAAGAACAAGTTGCTGCTGCAAAAAGATCACAAAAGGCATGGTCTGAAATGTTTGAAGCGATGGGTCTGGGCTGGCGCAATCGCAATATGATGGAATCATTTCAGCAGTTCTCACATTCTATAAGACGATTTGGTCATGACATTGGTGTAATGGCGCAGACTGTGGCAAGACATCTGGTTTATATCACCGGGAGCCTGGCCGCATTTGGTGCTGGTGTTGCTGCTGCTTTGGCGGTTGCAAGTAAAAAGATGTATGATTTCGGTGCCGAAATCATTAAAACAACCGAAGAAGTTAGAAGCTATAACATTGCCCTATACGGTATGATGAACACCCAGTCTGGTGTTAATGATATGATGCGGGTTGCCGAAAAAGTAACCAAAGAGATGCCTATTGGTTTTAAGACCATTCAAGAATCTGTTAAGGGCTTGGTACTCATCGGGCCGGTTCGTGATATGTTGAGAAATACTGAAGATATTGAAAAGGTCATGGGGAGCCTTTTCAAAATAGTTGTAGGTCTGTCACAGATTCAACCAATGTGGGGTGCCAAGGGCGCAATCTTCTCATTGAGAAACGCCTTGACTGGTGACTTGAGATCACTTCAGAGAAGGTTTGAGTTGCCAGTTCGTGCCATTTACTCTGCCGAAGGTGTGCCGTTACAGAACCTACAATATCAACCTGAAAAGATGGTTGAAACTCTTGATACTTACATTAGTTCATTCTACTCATCTGAAACATTGAAAATGTCTAGTGACCAGTTTGGTGCGATAATGGAAAAGATGACTGGTAACTGGATTAAATTCGTTTCATCAATTGGTGAAAGTGGATTTTATGACACCGTGATGAAAGACTTTAAAGCTGTTAGAGATTTGATTGAAGATTTCGTTTCTGGGCCAAACTTTGGTTCTGTTACTAAATCAATTTCAGACGCAATGACAAACATGTATGTTTCCATTTCAAGGGTTGGAAAATACATTGGTGGTTATGTTGGTAAAATCTTTGGTATCAATGATATTGGTGATGTGAATGTCATTACTGCCGCATTTGAAATGCTTGCTAAGACTATAAAATACCTTGAACAGATTATTACCAGTGGTAAACTTGGGGAATTTCTTAAATCTGGCGGGGAGCAAATTTATAATACATTAATCGCCCCGATTTCTGAGTTCAAAAATCTGGTTGTTGAAATGGCCAGTGATGCAATTAGCATGTTTTCAAAAATGAGCAAGGTTATTGGTGGTGCTTTCTCTGACAATATCGGTGGTATTGCTGATAATAAGATGTTGAAAAAAGGGGTTCTGTGGACTTTGTTTTTTGGGCCAAGTAATGTTGCAATGCTCATGGGCAGTATTTCTTTGCTTGTAAACTCTGCAATGGGGTTGCTTGCGAATAGTATCAATGTTGCTGTTAAAGGCTTTAATATTCTTAGAGCAAGTCATGTTGCTGTATTTGCTGGCGATGTTGTTAGAGCAGCAGCAGGTCGCGCTATACTGATGTATGAAAATTTCAGTGGTCTTGCTACAGGTACATTTGCTACGCTAAAAGCGGCACACCTTGCGGTTTGGATGACCCCACTTACCGTAGCTGGTGCAATGATTACAAAAATTGGGCTGGTTGTGGGTGGACTTTTTGCGACAATCGCATATAAAGATGAAATAAAATCGGCATTGGATGAAGTTGCAAAATGGTCTGAAAAGTTTTTGGAAAATTTGGTCAAGGGGATTGGCTGGTTTATAGAAATCGCAATTAATCAAGTCATTGATACGCTTAGTCAAAGAAGTTCAACTTTTGCTAGTTGGTTTAGTACCAAGAATACCAATAGCAAAGAACAACTTCGTTATCAAATAGAAGGACAAAAAGACATAATTTATCGTAATTCTCCTGATAAAGTTAAATCTGATTTGAAATTGGTTTCTGATAAAATACAGAAGCAGGAATTAAAGATGAGCACAATCGGCGGTGCCAGTGATTCAGCAATAGAGCAGGCAGCTTTGGCAGGATTAATTCAGGAACAGCGGAAAATTTATGAAGGATATAGTAGATATGAAACCGCACAAAAAGAACTTGCTAGATTGCTTGCGATTGATGCATCTACATTGCCAGAAACAAATAATCTATTCGCACCATTAACAGACAAGATACGATCATTTGCTGATGGTGGTGTGAAATTTTTTAAAGTGATTGTTGGTCTTGGTAAAGCCGTTAGTGCTGCTGCAACTGATGGTTATGATGATATCGAAACTTTAAGAAATTCTCTTGAAAAATACAAGGCTAAGATGAAAAAGCCGGTTGATCTGGGCGAGGATTTTGGTGCTGTCAGAGAAACAACAGTTCTCATAAAACAGCTTGAAGAAATGGGATTGAAGCCCATGATCACAAGTGGATTTAGAGATGACACCACAGATCATGGTACTGGTAGAACTATTGATCTTCAGTTTTATAATAAAAAGACTGGTGCGGTTTTAACAAAAGACGAAACAAATACACCGGCATTTATGTCAAAATTGCAGGCAATAAAAGACAATCCATTGGTTGAAAGATTGCTGGTTGAACAAGATAGACGTGGACTTGGTTTTGATTTACAGAAAATGAAAGAATCTGGGTTTGAAACTGTGGTGGCTGATGAATCTGCTGGTCACATCCATGTAAAATTAAGAAAGCTTAATGATGTAGTTGATGCTGGTGGCCAATTTGTAACACAATTACAAGATACATTTTCTAATATTGGTGATGTGAATTTGGATTCATTTGAAGGGCTTAAAAGCACATTTAACTTTGAGCGTGGTGGTGAATTCATGCGCTCATTGGATAATCTTGAAATTGGTATGAAATTTGTAACCAAAGCTCTTGAAATGCGTTACAAAAAGATGACAGACTTGGTGCAAAGCACATTTGAAGAACTTAAAGATGAAGATGGACATCTATTTGGCCCAGAGGCCATTGAAAAACTTGAAGCCTCTTATAAAGCAGAAGCCACGAATCGCAAAAAGACTTTTGATAAGATCAGAGGCGAGGCGGCAAATGATATTAGGCTTGGAAGAGTTTCAGACCCATCTGCGACAGTTGAATCTGTTACAAGATCGCGTGCTTATGATGAAATAAGATTAAGAAAGGCTGGTTCTGGTCTTGATACTGCCGCTCCTGCCTTCATGAAAGACGCATATCCAAAAATGGTTGAACAGATGATTATCGGCATGGCCGGTGGTCGTGGTATTTCCCCTGCATCTATGGCCATTGGTATTGCAATCGGTGCTCAATCTGCATCTGGTGGATTTGCTGATAATCTTAGGAAGCAGGGCAAACAGGCCAACAAAGAAGCTTCGGAAGTTGTTTATAAATATGAAGAATTCCAGAAGCGTTTCAGACAAACGATTGACATGTCAAAGAAATATTCTGGTGAATTTTTGCAGGATAAATTGGTTGAACGAACTTATGATTTAATTCAGATTCCATTTGATCTTGCACAAGAAACATTCTCAAGATCGTTTGATACAAAGGCACTTGAAGAAGCATTTGCTTTGACAAATGCCATATTTGCCAATTTCGCAGCTACTGATAAAATCATATCACAAGCTTCAAATAAATACATCAACATGATTGCCAATGGTGCAACTGAAGCAGAAGCATTGGAAGGTGCTTTAAAAGCCTATCTAAGTTCTGGTGGTAAAGATGTTTCTTCGGCCATTGCCTTTCTTGATACACTTAGAAAACAACGCGATGTCATTATCGAAACTATGAAACCACTTGAACAGCAGCGCAAAACATATGCTGACATGACAGCCAATCTCAAGAAGATGACAATGGAAGAGTTGAAACGGCACAAGGCCGCATATCTTAATAGTCCAAATGCAAACGTCAGAAAATCTTGGGGTGCTGATTATGAATCAAGAATTGCTGAAGGTATTGAATCTGACAGCCTTGGTAATATGTTTACCACTGGTATTGATATTGCGATGGCTGAATGGGATAACTTTGGAACCATCGTAGTCAATAGTGGCAAGACCATTGCAAATGATTTAAGACAGAGCTTTGAAGATGGTTTCTTCGATGTAATGACTGGAAAGCTTCAGGGTTTCCGTGAAATGTTTAAAAACATTGGAAACTCTATTTTACAGACCATTTACAAGATCATTGCTCAGATGGCCGCAATGAGTGCAACCGAAATCATCCTCGGTGTAAACCTTCAGGGTGGTTTGAG